ACATTCGAGCAAGCGTGGTAACACGCAGAACATACAACCGGCCCCTCAATGACGAAGGTACAGTCTTTGAAACTTGGGAGGCCACAGTGGACCGAGTGATTGGCCACCAGCAATGGCTATGGGAACGAGCCATATCTGATAAACTTAACCAAGGTGAACTTGGTGAACTGAACGAGTTCCGCGAATTGATGCTTGCTCGAAAAGCTCTGACCTCTGGCCGTACACTCTGGCTGGGCGGTACAGATGTAGCCAAAAAGCACGAGGCCTCACAGTTCAACTGTAGCTTCGGCAAGATCGAAACTGTGCATGATGTAGTCGATGCCTTCTGGCTTTTGCTGCAGGGATGTGGTGTGGGCTTCGAGCCTGTAGTCGGAACCCTCAATGGTTTCGCGAAAGAGACTGAGATTGAGACATTCCGGTCCAGCCGCACAGATAAAGGTCGTGAGCATAACGTAGCCGAGACACGAGTGATCGGTGACAAGCGTATCTACAAACTGTCTATCGGTGACAGCGCAAAAGCTTGGGCTAAGGCTCTAGGTAAACTGATGGCTCTGAAAGAACCTGTAGACAAGATCATCTTGGACTACACAGAAATCAGACCAGCTGGTACACGCCTGAAAGGTTACGGCTGGATCAGCTCAGGTGATGATACACTTCACATCGCGCTGGGCCGCATCTGTGACATCATGAATAAACGTGCAGGACAACTACTGACCCGCATGGATATTTTAGATGTGCTGAACCACATGGGTACTACACTGTCCTCTCGGCGTTCTGCAGAGATTGCTGTGATGCCTGTGACAGATGCGGAGGTTGATGAGTTTATCTCCGCTAAGAAAGACTTCTGGCTGCACGATAACGCTCACCGGCAGCAGTCCAACAACTCTCTCATGTTCTGGAACAAGCCCACCAAATGGGAACTGTCCTACATCTTTGACCGTATGGTTGAGGCTGGTGGCTCAGAGCCGGGGTTTATCAACGCAGAAGCTGCTAAGAAACGCGCCCCACACTTCAAGGGAGTCAACCCGTGCGCGGAAATATTATTAGGAAATAAGAGTTTCTGTAACCTAGTAGAAATTGATTGGGGTAAATACCTCAACGACTTCGATGGATTGAATAAGGCTGTATACCTAGCAGCCCGTGCAAACTACCGGCAGACTTGTGTGAACTTGGATGATGGTATCTTGCAGCGTTCTTGGCACGAGTTGAATGAGTTCCTGCGTCTGTGTGGTGTAGGTGCTACAGGTATCGTTAAGTTCTTGGACCACAACAAACACAAGAACATCGCATCGATGCTGCAACAGCTACGAGCTTCGGCACGAAATGGCGCTAATGATATTGCTGATGAACTGGGTCTACCTCGGCCTAAGCTAGTCAGCACAGTGAAGCCAAGTGGAACCCTGAGTAAAATCATGTCCACTACAGAGGGGGTGCATAAACCTCTCGGCAAGTATATCTTTAACAATGTCACCTTCTCAAAGCATGATCCGATTGTACCGATCATGACCGCAGCTGGTTACACTGTAATCGAGAAACCATTCGAACCCGACAGTGTGTTGGTGACCTTCCCGGTTGCCTATGATGATGTAGAGTTCGAAGAGGTTGATGGTAAGTTTGTGAACCTTGAGACAGCTGTAGAACAGCTAGACCGCTACAAGCTTATGATGGACAATTATGTAGATCATAACTGTTCTGTCACTATCAGCTATGACCAAGCAGAAATCCCCTCAATCATCGAGTGGATACTGACCAACTGGGATAGTTATGTAGGTGTATCCTTTATCTACCGTAACGATCCTACAAAGACCGCCGCAGACTTGGGCTATGCCTACCTGCCACAAGAGGTCGTAACTAAAGAGACCTACGATGAGTACGTCTCAAAGCTTGCAGAAGTAGACATCGAAAACGCCAATTCATTTGATGAGTTGACCGACGATGAATGTGCAACAGGGGCATGCCCCATCCGCTAAGGTAAAATAATGCGAAAGAAATCCACTTACAAACGTAAGCAGGAAGCAGTGGAGGTTGTGCGCGGTCCCCGTGTGCAGCCTCTTCTAGCTATGAACCCTGCCCAACAAAACTACATGGACTGTATTGCTAGGTTTCCTCAGACATTTGTCACAGGACCGGCAGGTACAGGTAAGACCTACATAGCAGCTGCAATTGCGGCAGATATGTTCAACGCCCATAAGATACACAAGATCATCCTGACCAGACCCAATATCCCGGCAGGTAAATCTCTAGGCTTCTTTGCAGGAACCATCGAGGAAAAGATTGCTCCTTGGGTCGTCCCACTCACAGAGGTTCTGGAAGCTAGATTAGGTAAGGGTAGGTTTGAGGTAGCTCGTAAACGCAACGACATTGAGATTGTTCCGTTTGAGGTAATGCGTGGCCGATCTTTCAACAACGCTTTCGTCATTCTTGATGAGGCACAGAACTTAACACCACATGAAATGAAGATGTTTCTTACCCGCATCGGTGAGGACAGTAAGGTTATCGTGAATGGCGATATATCCCAGCACGACCTGCAGGGAACGAGCGGTCTCAAGACTGCCATCGACCTTATGTATAAGCACAACATCCCTGCAGCACACTGCAACTTCACACATGAAGACGTAGTTCGCTCTGGTATCTGTGCCATGTGGACCAAGGCCTTTGATTAGGTTGCACCTTAGAGGATTAAACTAATGTTTCCTTATATATCTAAAGAACTACTAGATGAACTCAATTCCCGTTTCCCTGTTCAAGCACCACAATATCTTGAACAGCATGATATTCTCATGTGGCGAGGTGGTCAGCGTTCAGTCGTAGACTTCATACAAACAATTTACGAAGAACAAGAAGCTTCAAAACTAGGAGAATAAATATGTGCTTTATGGGATCAGCTCCAGAACCGGCACCACCCCCAGCGGCCCCACCTTCTCAGAACCCTGTCATGACAAATATGTATGACCCGAGTTCCCCAGAGAGTGGTATGGCAGCTGAAAAGGGTGCGGTATCCAATAAGGCTGCGGGAACCTCGCAACTGAAAGTAGACTTAGACCCAACCGTTTCCAACATAGGAAAAGGTACAGGACTACAGATTAATAAGTGAGACACTGAATGAGTATGGGAACCGCAGAAGCGCGTTACCGTCAACTTGAACAGACACGTCAATCTTATTTAGATCGAGCCAGAGATTGTTCTGAGCTAACTATTCCCTCGCTAATCCCACAGGATACCCACAACGAGACGAGTGACTTGTATACTCCTTTCCAAGGTATCGGTGCGCGAGGTGTGAATAACCTAGCTTCGAAACTTTCTTTGGCTTTGATGCCACCTAACTCCCCGTTCTTCCGTTTCATGGTTGAGCCTTACACTCTGAAAGAGATGGCTCAAGATGATGCGGCTCGTACCTCAATTGAACAGCAATTGGGTGAGTATGAACGGGCAGTTATGTCAGAGATTGAAACGTCTGGTGACAGAGTTGCGGTGCATGAAGCATTGAAACATTTAATTGTCGGAGGTAATGTCCTACTCCACGTTGGACCCGATAAAACCAGAGTAATACACCTAGATAGTTATGTAGTTTCTCGCGCTCCCAACGGAGAAGTTTTAGAGATTGTAGTGGTAGAGCATGTCTCTCCCAACGCTCTGGACAAAGCGACAGCCGCAAACATCTCAGGTAAGCTTGAGGGTGATGAGAAGACTGTAGAAGTCTACACACACATCGAGCGGAAGAATTTATTCTACAACGTATATCAAGAGTGCAAGGGTACAGTAGTAACCGGCACGAAGGGTAAATATAAAGAAGGCTCAGTTCCATTCCTACCCCTGCGGTTCTCCCGCATTGATGGTGAAGATTATGGTCGAGGCTTTGTAGAAGAACTTCTAGGCGACTTACGTTCTCTTGAAGGATTGTCACAGGCAATCGTTGAGGGTGCAGCGGCAGCGGCCAAGGTTCTCTTTATGGTGAACCCAAACGGCACAACCCGCATGCGTACAATCGCCCAGGCTGAGAATACAGCAATCATTGAGGGTAATCGTAACGATGTATCAGTCCTGCAAATGGATAAGTTTAACGATTTCCGTGTGGCTTATCAGGCAATGCAGGGAATTGAAGAACGCTTATCACAACAGTTTATGCTTCAATCTTCTGTTCAACGAAACGGAGAGCGAGTTACAGCGGAAGAAATCCGATACCTCGCAGGAGAACTAGAGGATACCCTATCAGGTATCTACTCGATCCTGTCACAGGAATTTCAACTTCCTTACGTTAACCGCAAGATTGATGTACTGACTAAGGCCAAGAAGCTGCCAAAGCTGCCAGACAATGTAGTTAAACCTACGATTGTAACAGGGATGGAAGCACTGGGTCGGGGGCATGACCTCCGTAAACTGGATCTGTTTATCCAAGGTATGACACAAGCTCTTGGACCAGAGGTCTTACAGCAATACGTCAACCTCCAAGATTACATCAAACGTAGGGCCACTGCACTCGGTATCGAGACAGAAGGTCTTATCAAAACTCAAGAACAAATAGCGCAAGAACAGCAACAGGCACAGATGCAGCAAATGATGATGCAAGCTGGGCCCGGTACTATTCAAGAAGGCGCAAAAGCACTAGGAAACTCTTATGTTGAAAGCCAAAGACAGCAAGGCAGTGGAGAAGGTGAAGGCTGAAGAAGCTACACCTGAAAAGAAACCACTGGCTGCACCCGCCATCTCTAAAGGTGCATCCACAATTAAACGGATCGACCACTAAATATGGCAGAAACAATCACAATCACAGAAGACGAAACTGGCCCTGACGCACCCGTTGCGGAGGATAACCAATCTGAACGTCCAGAATGGTTGCCAGAAAAGTTTAACTCACCAGAGGATTTAGCAAAGTCCTACAGTGAACTTGAGAAGAAACTCTCAGGATCGACAGACACAGCCGCAGAGCCATCTGATACGGATGGAGAGCCGCAAGGTCAGTCAGAACCTGTAAGCTTTGAAAAGTTCTCTGAAGAATTTGCAAGCTCTGGTGAGTTAAGCGAAGATAGTTTCGCTGAATTGGAAGCTATGGGTTACCCCAAAGAAATGGTGGAAACCTACATCAACGGAATGAACGCCGCACAAACTGCAGATGCCACCCAAGTTATGGAAGTGGTAGGCGGTGAGGAAGGCTACAAAGAGTTGACAGATTGGGCGCGTGATGCGCTCGATACAAAAGAACTAGAACTCTACAACCAGATGGTTGGGACAGGTACAGATAACGCAAAGATGGCAGTCGAATGGCTTGTATCTAAGCGTGAAGCTATGGAAGGCTCTGAGCCTACATTGCTTGCCGGTAAGGCATCTGCCCCTGCCAAGGATGAGTTCCGCAGCACAGCGGAAGTTGTAGCTGCAATGAAAGACCCCCGATACGGTAAGGACTCCGCATACACTAAGGATGTGGAAGGTAAGCTAGGGCGGTCATCGGTATTTTAAAAGTACCTCTGGCGGGGCGTCAGGTATCAACTGCGTCCCGTCAATTCCTATGAGAGAATAACTAGCACACCTCTTTAGGTGGCTGAGACTATCGACAATGAACGACTAGGCCGGATGCGTCCGACAACCCTGACAAGTAGTAAGCGACAGTCATTCTCAATCTAAAATATTTTTCCATAGGATAAGAAAATGGCAAACGTAACTCCATCACGCTTAGGTGTTGTCAACAAGGCAGCACCATCGGACTTCGCGACATCAAACGCATTGTTCCTCAAAGTCTTCGCAGGCGAAGTTCTCACTGCATTTGACGAAACCAACGTAATGAAAGACCTGCACACTTCCCGCACAATCTCGTCCGGTAAGTCAGCATCTTTCCCAGTGACCGGCAAAGCCAACGCTGCTTACCACACTGTAGGTACTCCATTGCTGGGTACACAGAAAATTGCTCACAATGAGATTGTCATCAACATCGATGACGTTCTGATTGCTGACACATTCATTGCTAACATCGACGAAGCCAAGAACCACTACGATGTGCGCGCTGAGTACAGCCGCCTCTTGGGTATGGCTCTGGCTAAAGAATTCGACACACGCACAATGCGCGTAGGTCTCTTGGGTGCGCGTTCAGCTGCAACCATTTCCGGCGGTAACGGCGGTACAACTTTGGTATCTGCAAACGCTGGTACAACTGGTGCGGCTTTGGCTGCTGCTATCTTTGACGCTGCGAAAGCAATGGATGAGAAAGACGTTCCAGAGAATGAGCGCGTAGCTATCGTAGCTCCTGCACAGTATTACAACTTGGTCCAAGAGACTTCTGTAATCAACCGTGATTGGGGTGGAGCTGGTGTATACGCCGAGGGTACAGTTCTGAAAGTTGCTGGTATCCAGATTGTTAAATCTAACAACCTGCCAACATCTAACGTAGCTGCCGTTGCTGGCGAGAACAACACCTACTCAGGTGACTTCTCCAACACAGTAGCTCTGGTCATGCAGAAGCAGGCTATCGGTACAGTTAAATTGATGGACCTCGCAGTAGAGCGTACATCTGGTGACTTTGAAGTCATGTACCAAGGTACACTCATGGCTGCTAAGTACGCAATGGGCCACGGTGTCCTGCGTCCTGAGTGCGCGGTAGAAATCGCCACTGCTTAATAACATTTCGGGCGGGTCCAATACTGGGCCTGCCCATTTTTTTCATATGAGGACATCATGACTAAACCATCGTCCATGACCGAACTAGAAGCGGTCAACGTCCTACTGACAACAATCGGTGAGGCACCCGTCAACACATTAGACGGTAACCAAGTGACTGACGTATCTATAGCCAAGCAGGTCTTGAACGAAGTAAGTCGTGAGGTTCAGGGAAAAGGTTGGCACTTCAACACAGAAGACGGTGTGAAGCTTACACCAGACAACAACAGCCAACTTGTAGTTCCTAATGACGTAGCTCGTATCGATGCTGATGATTTTAATGTTGTAATCCGAGAGAACCGACTGTTCGACCTCGATGACCGCACCTTTACATTCACATCGCCTATCACGGTTACCATAGTTTACTACCAAGACTTCTCGGTTCTGCCAGATGTCGCAAAGAAATACATCACAACACGCGCGGCTCGTATCTACTCAGATCGTATGCTGAACTCTGAGAGCATCCACCAGATGGTCCGTAGGGATGAGCAATCCGCTCTGATCGACCTCAAGGAATTTGAAGGCGATACTGCAGACTACAACATGATGGATAGCTATTCAGTATCCCGCGTCATGAACCGTGGATTTAATCGTAGGATATTGTAATGGGCCTAATTAGTTCTGCCATCCCCAACCTAGTGCAAGGCGTTTCTCAGCAGTCACCGGCGCTCCGTCTGTCTTCACAGGCAGAGCTAATGGAGAATGCGTTCCCTTCTCTTGTTGAGGGGCTACAAAAGCGACCACCGCTAGAAAACGTAGCAACAATGAGTGCCTCGGAAACTATCGGGTCATTCAGTCATCTCATTAACCGAGATACTACTGAGCGTTATTTTGTATTTATTAACGCTTCTAATCAGATTTCTATCTATGATTTAAATGGTGTGGAAAAGACTGTCACATATCCAGACGGTACTTCTTATTTGAATAGTACCACACCAGCTACTGACTTCCGCGCAGTTACAGTAGCCGACTACACGTTTATAGTTAACACATCGCAAACAACAGCGATGTCGAGCGCGTTGACCCCACTCTACCCATACACAGGTCTAATCTCTGTTAAGCAGGGCGACTATAACCAGCGATACACTGTATACCTCGATGGGGCTATTGCAGCAGACATAGAGACCTCCTTGACCGATCAGGTTGAAACGAGAACCGATGATATTGCTACAAAGCTATCAGACGCTATCAACTTAGTCTCAGGCTTCACAGCCCGTGCAGACGGTAGCACAGTTGTTATAACCAAGACAGGCAACGCTCAGTTCGATCTAGCAACCTACGATAGCATAGGTGACGAAGGTCTTTCAGCAACTGTAGGGACCGTGCAGCGTTTCGATGATTTACCCAACAAAGCACCTGACGGTTATATTGCCCATGTTCAGGGTGACCAGACAAATGACTTTGATGATTATTATGTCAAGTTTGTATCCGACAACGGCACACAGACTAAGATCGGTGAAGGTACATGGATCGAATGGGTAGAACCTAACATTGAGTATGAGATTGATGCATCAACAATGCCTCACCTCTTAATACGTCAGCCGGATGGTTCGTTTACTTTTGAAGTAGCTGAATGGGGTGACAGGGCTGTGGGTGATTTAACATCTGTGCCTAATCCATCCTTCATTGGCCGGAAGATTACAGACGTATTCTTCTTCCAGAACCGACTAGGCTTTCTCGCCGGTGAGAACGTGGTCATGTCGAGGACTTCAGAATACTTTGACTTCTTCGCGACCACTGCAAGGACACTGCTAGATAACGATCCGATTGATGTAGCAGCTAGCCATACCAAAGTGTCGCTACTCAAGCATGCTATCGCGTTTGACCGTAAGCTGTTGCTGTTCTCCGACCAGACACAGTTCATTCTCAAGGGTACTGACTTCATCACACCTAAGAACACATCGATCAGTCAGACCACCGAGTATGAAGCTAGTACATTAGCACAGCCTGCATCTGCCGGTAATGTTGTATACTTTCCTGCAAAGCGCGGCGGCTTCACATCGGTGCGTGAGTACTATGTCATCGATGATACAGATCGATCAGATGCTCAGGACGTTACAGCACACGTTGCCAAGTATGTCCCTGACGGTGTCTTCAAGATGGTTGCAAGTACCACAGAGAACGCTCTGGTTTGCTTAACAACCCAAGATACAGACGCTTTATATCTGTATAAGTATCATTGGGCCGGTCGCGAGAAAGTTCAGTCAGCATGGTTTAAATATACCATCAACGGTTTAAACATCCTCAACGCTGAGTTCATTGAGAGTGCATTGTATATCGTAGGAAACAAGGACGGTAATACGATCCTCTATAAAATGCAGTTCGATGCAGGGCGTACAGATACCGATCAGGACTATGTGACCCGTCTGGACTTCCGTATGACAGAAGCAGACACCACAAGAACTTATGATGCTGTGTCGAATACAACCACAATCGTAACACCATATGTATTGACTACACCTATCATCGTGACACGCGGAACCAATCAGGGACAAGTGATTGCTCAAACAGCAACCAACGGTGCTACATTGACTGTATCCGGTGACCGAACAGCTACAGAATTCTATGTGGGTGAGCCTTACCTGATGACCTATGAGTTCTCAGAGCCTACCCTGAAGGAACCAACAGCTAATGGTGGTCGTGTTGCCATCACTGGTGGACGCTTACAGATCAAGCATTGGCTATTACGTTACCAAGATAGCGGCGACTTTACTGTTAAAGTGCTGCCTCGATACAGACCTCTACAAGAGTATGGTCTTGGCGGAACTAACGATTACACAGGTCGTGTGATTGGTGGTGGTGCCGGTGTTCTAGGTACGACAACTTTGGCTTCAGGTGACTTCAGGTTCCCTGTGATGTCCAAGGCTGATCGACTTAGTGTAATAATAGAAAGTGATAGCCACCTCCCTTGCCAATTCCTATCGGCAGAATGGGAAGGTTCTATGCACCTCAGATCAAGAAGAGTTAATGGATAAATTTCTTACACCAACCACGGTGGAGGATATCGACTACGTTGCCCCAAGATTGAGACAAGCAGACTACAGAGAGTGTCTGGCCTCTACAGGCCGGAGACCTCGACAGGTGCTACTACAGTCCCTCGATCTTGGGGGAACCTCACTGACCCTACGCGCACCTAACGGAGACCGTGTTGGTCTCTGTGGGGTCGTACCTTCTCCTCTAGAAGGCGCAGGGGTCGTCTGGATGTGCGCTACAGATGACATCTATCAATATCAGATGACCTTTCTGCGTCAAAGCAAAGCAGCCCTCGACTATTTAGCAGGGGATTATGCTGTCCTCTATAACTGTGTCGATGCCCGAAACACTGTCCACATGAAGTGGCTTGATTGGATGGGCTTCACGTTCATCAACAAGCACGAAAAATACGGAGCGGAAAAGCTTCCGTTCTATGAATTTGTAAGGATAAATTAAAATGTGTGAGCCAACAACACTCCTTGCCATAGGTAACGCTGTGGCCGGGACTTCCGCAGTCGCAGGAAGCGCAACAGCTGCCGCGACTATGGCTACGGGTATGCAGGCCGTATCAGCAGGGGGTACGGTATTAAGTGGACTAACAGGTGCCGCCGCTCAAAACAAAGCAGCTGCCCAGAATGCTCAGTCTGCTAAAGACGCCTACTTCCTAAAAAGCAAACAGTCTAACCTTCGTATCCTCCAAGAACAAACACAAGCATCTATGCAGAAGCAAGACGCTGACCTGAAGGCTCTCAAGTCTCAAGGTACAGCCATGGCAGCTGCCGGGGGTGCTGGTGTCCAAGGTGTTAACGTCGATCAACTGATTAACGACTTTGAGCGTTCTGAGGGTGTCTTAGCAGACCGCACTCAGCAAAAGCTGGAGTCGATGCAAGCGCAGAATGAAATCAACAAGCTTGGCTATCAGACTGAAGCTCAGAACAGAATTAACTCAATGCAACCAGTAGGGTTCGCAGAAACTCTATTCAAGGTTGCAGAACCCATCGCTGGGTTTGGCCTCGATTACTACGGCAGTAAATCACGATTAGCAGCGGAAACAGAATAATGGCTAGACAAGTAGTGGGTAACCCATTTGAGAACCAAATTGGGTCTGTGAGTGCTACAGCAACTCCTGTAGACATTTACGAGCGGGGTGTAGTTAAGCGGTCTCCCTTTGAGGCCTTAGCAAACACACTCTCAAACCTAGAACAAAAAGCCAGCCCAATCTTAGAGCGTGAGCGTCAACGCTTGGCTCAGAAGGAATTTGCTGAAGGTGAGGCTCTATACAACAAAACTCGGACCTCGATAGGTCAGGCTGTAAAAGATGGTATTATCGATGAAGGGGCTAGCCCTTATCTTCGAAAAGGATACCGTGTTTCAAACCTAAACATTTTATCTTCTAAATTTGCTACAGAATTGAATTTAGAACTTAGCCGGAAACAGCTATACAAAAACGGCAACCCAGAGGCAGCCGCTAATTTTGCTGCCAAATTTGCAGAAGACTTTAAGAAGCGTGAAGGTTTTGACCAGTTTGGCGCAACTGAAGTATCTAATTATTTCTTACCAACAGAACAGAAGACACGCGCCGCGTTTCAAAGTGCATGGCAAACCAAACATTTGGAGTGGCAGAAACAACAGAATTACCTCCGGTTTGAACAAGAGATTGCTACTTTTACTAACGACCTATTCAGCCCTACAGATGACTTCCAGACAAAACAGGCCAAAACCATTCAACTACAAGAGTGGATATCCGGTAGAATGGCTGAGGCGGATCGTGACGGGATGGATAGGCAGCAGGTCAATAACTCAATCTTGAACGCTGTCATGGTCACCGCTCAGGAGCAACTCGATACTGGTATATTAAATTTATTGGATAACCTTAAAACAGGTACAGGAACTCTCGGTAGTTCTGTGTCTGTACGCGGTAAGGTTATGACACTTACTAACCAGATCAATAACACAATTGCGAGTAATGAAGCTGCTATAGGTAAAACTATAAAAGCCGAACAAGATGCCGCGATTGATTCAGCCAAGTCAGACTTATTTGGCGCTGCAATGGCGTACTATAGCGGCGAGGGTGCAAACCCAGAGACCCAATCCATAATGGTAAATGCTATAAGCACCTTGAGAGCTAACGGTGATGCTGATGCAGCTAGAACATGGTTTAAGTTTTCACAGGAAATGGAAAAGGCTGGTATCGAGGATCGAAACGAAGATGAGATAGCCAACGCAGAACTCTTCAGCTACCTCTCTGAAGTTCCGACTAGGACGGACGCAATAAAAGCCATCAACACAAGTCTAGCTAATGGCTCGATTACGTTTGGCACTGGTTTGACTGCGCTGATAAACGTCGAGCGTAGATTTAAAGATCGTGAGACAGCACCTAAGCGAGACTACATGATTTCTGGAAACTTGGTGAATGAGTCATTCTCAAGATTTGAGGCTGTTATTTCTGCTAGAGATGCTTTTGGTAATACTGTTAACAACGACATAGTAAATAACGCTATTAGCCTTGCCCATAAAGAATATGACCTCTGGCTCTCGCAGCAAGCAGACACACCTACAGACCTCCAGAGAAGAGAAGCTGCTGACGCTATCGTAGCAAGGCTGAGACCAATCTTTGTTTCCCAAGATGTTGATGACACGACAGGTCAGACATTGGAAGACATTGCGGCAAGTCGAAACCCGCCGGAACAACCACAACCACAACCACAGCCTCCTGAAAATAACCAAGGTCTCATTGACAGGTTATTTAACTGGTGGAGAACAGAAGAAGGCGGCGTTGTCCCCTGATTGATAAGGTATAGAGAAATCTAATGGCAGAAGAACAAGTATATCCAACGCCTTCTGAAGAGGCGATAAACTGGATCAAACAACATCCTCAACGTCATTCGGACTTCGACGCTAAATACGGAGCCGGATCAGCTGAGACTATTAACGGTCCCTATCAGGAACCAGACGATGGCACCCTTATCGATATGTTCAAGGGTGCTGTAGAAGGTGGTGTAAACATAATCCGCGAAACAGGTCAGTTCTTGAATGATAATTTTAGTGGAGCTAACTTAAACCCTGCAGACCCTGCGCACTACGGTTTAAAAAGAACCGGAGAAGCTGGCGAAATATTAGACCAGCGCGACCAAGCAATGGCTATTCGGCAGGTCGAAATACAAGACACACTAGAAGATATGACAATCTTCGGACAAGAGCGTGACACCACAGCCGGTAATGTAACTCAGGCTATGTCACAGTTTCTCCTTGGTCTTGTCGGTGTAGGAAAGATAACAAAACTAAAAACCTTCTCAACAATCAGCGGCGGTCTAATCGGCGGTGCTATTGTAGATGGCGTAATGTTCGATCCTGATGACGCTAACTTTGTAAGGATGCTGGACGAACAGTTTGGCATTGGTAATGAAACTGTAACCGAGTTACTCGGAAACAATGCCGATGACAGCGAGTTAGAAAAGCGTCTGAAGAACGCATTCGTAGGTGGCGTGGTTGGTGGTTCAATCGACGGTGTCATCCTAGGCTTTAAGGCTATCAGAGCGAAGGTTAAAGGTCGTAAGGAGTTACAGGAAACTGGAGCTATCTCGGAGGAAACCACCTCTGAAATTGAAGCTATTGAAGCCGAGATACAAAGCTTCGCAGACCTCTCCGCTAAACCTAAAGGTCGAATTGTAGAAGGTAAGTTCATTACAGATGATGGTATGATTTTTGATACCAAATCTGGTGCGCGTGACTTTGAAGCGGAGCAAGTGGCACTTACCCGACCGATAGATGAAACACCTCCAAATACTGTAGCCCCTAATCGCCCTGATGCTCCTGAAATTCCTGCGACTGCACCAAAGGTAGAGGTAGCAGTACCTGACGCACCTGTAGCGCCTGTCATTAAGGCACCAAAGAAACCTACGAGTGTGGTCAATATGAGCGCCCTTAAAAAGGCTGCGGTAAGTGCAAAAACTTTGAATGAGGGTCAGATCGTCCAGATGGGCGACCTAAATCAAATGGGCGATAATCTCGGACTGTTTAACTACAGCAAGATGGATGGCCCACTAGATGCTATCAAAGTTATGGACCAAGTTCAGGACGCTCTTAATGGAGCCGGTGTTCTAAAGAGTATGAACCTAGAGAACCCACAGTCTTTAGCAGAGGTAACTAGGCTTGCTGTTAAAGAACTAGGTGAGCTAGCAGGCGACCCAGCTAGGGTTGCCGAACAATACCGAACACTTGAAGCAGCCGGTAGAGATGCAGCCCCTCGGATCGTAGCGGGTAAGATGGCGTTACAATCTACAGGTAGGGAGATTGCAAACTTAGTGGACCAATTGGATGGCCTTAGAATAACTAACAATGTTGATACGGGTCTCGAAAGACGCCTTGTTGATATGTTAGAGCTACATGCTGACTTACAGTCTAGCATTAAAGGCATGCAGACAGCCGCAGCTAGGGCAGTATCCGCAGGTCGTATAAGAACTGCAGACGCTTTAGGTGATGTAACACTTGACCGTCTAGCTCAGTACGGTGGTTCCAAGCAGATTGGTAAGCTCGTTAAGCAGCTAAAAGGTACAAAAGGAAACCCCGCTGGTATGGCAAAAGTCATCCGCAAAGCTCAACAGCGGTCGGTTATGGGTGTCGTTAACGAGGTATGGCTAAATGCTATTCTATCGGGACCGAGAACCCACATGATGAATATTGGTTCTAATGCTATCAATATGGGTATTCGTCCAGCCCAGCGTATGGCTGGTGGCGCAATGATGATGATAAAGAAATCTACGCGAGAAGCTGGCAAACTACAGATCGAAGAAAACTTTCGAACATACGTTTATACAATGGCAGAGCTAGCAGACAGTATTCGTTACCTCGCAACCGCAACAAAATATGGCAATGAGAGCGCAATGTCTGCTGCATTCAAGTCTTGGTATCGTGAAGAGGGGCTATTAGATACAGCATCTAAATTTGACTTCGATCAAGCTGGTAACAGCCGAGCCATTGGTGGAATAGCTGGTAAGATTATTAGGGGTGCCGGTAGGACACTACAGGCAGAAGATGAATTCTTTAAGCAAACCATATTTCGTTCACGCTTAAAAGCGAAGGTGATGACCAACGCTGCGAGATTGTCTGAAGACGAACTCTTAGATATGGGATATGCGACTAAACAAGAATACATCGTAGATACCTTTGAAAAGGCCACTCTCAGTAAGGAAGCTCTAACTGAGAAGTGGGAAGAGATGGTCGCTTTGGGGCGTGTCGCTGACGATGTAGAAGCTAAAGATGAATTTATCTCTAACAACATCGGGACGTATAACCACAACTCGGCAATGGCTAAGGTAGCCCTTGAAGAAGCTAGGGAAGCCACATTCACCACACCACTGCGTGAAGGGACTTTCTCAAAGAAAGTTCAGGAGTCCTTAAATCAATTCCCCGTCCTGCGGCAGATCATGCCATTTATTCAGACACCCACAAACATCCTGCGGGTATCATTCGAAAGGGTTCCCGTTCTCGGGCTGTTTGCTGGCCAACAACTCAGAAAACTCCGTAACGGAACTCCAGATGAAAAGTCTATGGTCCTAGGACAACAGGCTCTTGGCTGGGGTATTACTCTATATGCCGTAGATATGGCTATGCAGGGTAAGATTACCGGCGGAGGTCCAACATACAACAGAGAGTTGAATAAAGCTAAACTTTGGAATGCTTCCCCCGATTGGCAACCATACTCTGTAAATATTGGGTCATCTGAAAAACCAAACTGGATCGAACTAAAGAAACTTGATCCTCACGGCATGTTGTTCGGTATTGTGGCTGATTTCTATGAGATGCTGGAATATGGGGCGAACGATCCAAACCCTGAAGTTGCTGAAGGTTTAGCCATGGTTATGACTGCCGTGGCTAATAACATAACCTCCAAGACCTACTTAGCGTCCCTCACAGATACTTTAGATATCTTCAGTGGAGGCGCGGAAGATTGGAAAGTTATTCAATTTATGGAGAATAGGGTAGCATCAATGATACCCTACTCTGGCCTATCATATCAATTGAACCAGATGGGTGATGGCACTATGCGGGACATGCGTGACTTTACTGATAAACTAAAGGCTCGTGTATATTCCCCTGTGTTAGATGCTGCAGGTGTAGACACATCGTATACTCCTAAACACGACTGGCTGACCGGAGAAGCTGTAGACACACCAGACTACATGCTTGGCTTTGTACGTCAGAAGAAAGTTGATAGCGGAGAACATCGGGCAGCTAAGGTGTACGAAGAACTCCGAAATGTTGATCATGCCTTCACAGGCCCACAGCGTAGGCTGGGGGATGTAGACCTACCACCACAGGTGTTTCAGGAATACAACGAATTGGTTGGGACTATCAAAGGTCCTGGGCGGAGGAACTTAGTTCAAGCTCTGGAAGTTCTCTTTGAAAGTAGAGACTATAAACGAGCGTCAGAAGATGCTGATGTATTTCCGGTCGCTTCTGCGGATGACCCGAGAACAGCCCTAATTAACGGCGTTATAAATGCATATAAGTCGGCGGCTCAAGATCAATTGTATCGTAAATATCCTAAGCTAGAGGCTCAGGTAAATAACAATATAGGCATCCGGCGAGCTATTAGTCGGGGCGGAGATCGAGAGTTAGCCAAAGATATCCTACGGGAATTCACTTTAGATTAAACCACAACAGGCCCCTCTTCGGAGGGGTCTACTTCTTTTAGGAGACACTATGGCTGACAGTATAGTCAAATATGTGGCTGACGGTTCTACAACAGAATATTCAATACCGTTCGATTATATCAACCGTTCAGATGTGGTTGTTCTAGTTGCAGGTGCAGCAGCCTCTTTCACTTTTATCAATGATTCCACAATACAGGTATCAACAACTCCAGAAATCAACGCGATTGTTGCTATAAAACGGCAAACTTCGAAGGTGCCGTTGGTCGATTTTACAGATGGTTCAACACTATTTGAAGCTGACTTAGACCTAGCAAACAAGCAGGCCCGGTTCTTGGCTGAAGAAGCTGTAGACCGCGCAGAGAATGCTATCGAACTCAGTGATGCTGATGGTCGATGGGATGCTAAAGGTTACCGATTGAAGAACATCGGGGACCCACAAGCTGACGATGAGGTAGCTACCAGAGGCTTCGTGAATAACTCTGGAGCTTCAATCTTAGCTGGCGCTCAAAGTGTTCGTGACCAGCTATTTAATCTAACAACCTCAATGAACAGACTGCCTTATGGCACAGACGGGTATGCAACCTATGACGCTGAAACAGGCGAACTTGTGTTCTCTCTCTCAGAGGGACCTCAAGGTGTCCAAGGCATAGAAGGTCCATCAGGTCCAACAGGTCCACAAGGTCCCGTAGGAACTGAAGGCCCTCGAGGCCCTCAAGGACCCATCGGAGCGACAGGTGATACAGGACCAGAGGGTCCTACAGGTATCCAAGGACCGACAGGCTTACAGGGTGTTAAGGGAGACCAAGGTGACCGAGGGCCAGAGGGTCCACAAGGTAACATTGGTGAAACTGGTCCAGAAGGTCCACTTGGTCCAACGGGTCCTATTGGTCCTCTTGGCCCGACAGGTCTGCAAGGACCCACAGGTCTCCAAGGTGCAGTCGGTGCGACCGGGCCGACAGGCCCACAAGGTCCAGAAGGCGCACAGGGTAGTATCGGAGAAACTGGTGATACAGGACCTCAAGGTCCTACTGGCCTTACAGGTGCCCAAGGTCCTGAAGGGCCGACAGGCCCTCAAGGTGTAATAGGACCAGTAGGTCAACAGGGTACGCAAGGCCCTACTGGTGACACTGGTCCAGCGGGTCCAGCGGGTCTGCAAGGACCTACAGGTGCAACTGGCGCGCAAGGTCCACAGGGTCTTGTAGGTGAAACAGGGTTACAAGGTGCTACAGGACCACAAGGACCGCAGGGTGCTACAGGCATTCAAGGCGTCAAAGGAGACGATGGTGACATCGGTCCCACTGGCCCTACAGGTGCAGAAGGCCCTACTGGGCCTACAGGCTCTCAGGGTCCTCAAGGCT